AACCGAACCCTGTTGGTTGACGGCGATGGTCTGTGCTACTACTGCGCAGGCAATGATGACACTGACGTGGGCACAGCGCGTAGCAACCTTATCAGTAAGGTGCGCCGGGCTGCTGAGCTAGTCGGTGCCGAACACGTCAAGGTGCTGGTCACTGGTGCGGGTAGTCACAAGGGTCATCGCTATGCGATAGCCAGAGGCAAGCCCTACCAAGGGCAGCGGGCTGGCTCACGCCGACCTAAGAACTGGCAAGGCTTGCGTGACCTGTTGGACACGGGCTTCCCGGGCGTAGAGATCGAAACAACGTACACAGCGGAAGCTGATGACCTGTTCGGCTTCTATGCCTACAACGACCCAGACAACACTGTCATCCTGACGCAAGACAAAGACATGCGTATGCTCCCGGGCACACACCTCGATTGGGTAACTAATAGAGTGCATGTCGTTGAGCACGGCCTAGCTACTGTGCGCCAAGAGCACATCATGTACAACCGCAGGGTTGTGGATAGTGTGTTCAATGACAAGCAGTATGGGCACAAGTGGTTCTGGTTACAGATGCTGCACGGTGACACAGCGGATAACATCCCAGGGTTGCCTAAGTATGTAGCTAACTTTGACAGCGCCCGTGCTAAACCGGTTGGGGAAGTAACGGCAGGCAAGCTGCTAGCACAAGCTGAAGAGAAGGGTCCCGACTTCGGCAGTGCCGTGGCTTACTACTACGCCACCTACTATGACAACCGCTGGCTAGTAGAGATGCTAGAACAAGCCTGCCTGTTATGGATGCGCCGCAACCCAGATAACTGGGCTGACTGTGCTGAGTATGGTGGGCCTATGTACCAGTTCACTGACCACGAATACTGGCCCGCTGCCTATGCAGAGATTGAACAACGAGTGAGACAAGCAGATGAGCTTAACGCCATACAAACTTAAGGTATCCGAAGTCTCGACTATCCGGGAACGGTTAGCCGAAGAGCAAGGCGGGCGCTGTGCTATCTGCCAGCTACCGCTGAGCAAGCCTGTGCTCGACCACGATCACGTCACCGGCGCAGTGCGCGGCACCCTACACAATGGGTGCAATGCTTTGCTTGGCAAAGTCGAGAATAACTACAAGCGCTACGGCGTGGTTAACCTCGCGGCCTTCCTTGCTGGCACTGCTGCCTATTTGCAGAAACATCAGACCAACCGGACAGGGTACCTCCATCCAACATTCCGTACAGAGGAACAGAAGCGTGAACGAAGAAACACAAAAGCAAGAGCAGCCCGGGCTGCAAGGAAGTCATCCGAGTGAGGCGCTAATCGACCGCACTGCTGAAGACTGGGACTTGGGCCCCGCCTATTGTGGCACAGACGGTACCTGCGAAAGCTGCCAATGAACGGCCCCCGCATCAAGACGCTGGACATTGAGACGAGTCCAATCACGGCGTATGTGTGGGGTACATTCAAGGTTAACGTCGGGCTTAACCAGATCATTCAAGAGTGGTCGGTGCTCTCCTACTGTGTCAAAGACTTTGGCGTCAAGAAGGTACGCTACGAGGATACGTCTGACAAGGCTGACCCGCGTGACGACCGTGACCTTATGGTCAAGCTACACGCCGAGCTTACTGACTGCGACATTGTGATTGCCCAGAACGGGGTGGCCTTTGATCTGAAGAAGATCAATGCCCGCTTCATTGAGCATGGCCTGCCACCTGTGCCACCCATCAAGTGCATCGACACTATGCTGGTGGCTAAGCAGGTAGCTAAGTTCACAAGCAATAAGCTAGAGTGGTTGAGCAAGCACTTGACTTGCGTACCCAAGTATGACCATGCTAAGTTCCCGGGTATGGAACTCTGGAAGGAATGCCTTAACGGCAACCCTAAAGCATGGAAGGAGATGAAGAAGTACAACTGTATCGACGTGCCCGCCACGGAGGAACTGTACCTCAAGCTCCGCCCATACATGGTCGGCCACCCCAACGTGGCTGCTTACTACAACGACGACAAGACCCGCTGCCCCCGCTGCGGTGGTACACACCTAGAAGATGTGGGCCAAGCCTACACACAGACAGGAGAGTACACACGCTACCGTTGTGGTACTTGCTTCGGGTTCTCCCGTAGTCGGTACACACAGAACAGCAAAGCAAAACGCAAGAGCCTCTTAGCTAACTAACAGGATAGGTGTAACCCAGAGTGGTTGCATCTATCCGACCCACCCTGCGGGTGGAAACCTCCAAGGAGACAGTAGTGTTTGAACACAGCCTAGCACAGCCGAGTGCAAAAGAGAAAGACCCAACCGGCCGTAGTCCCAATGAGGCAGGTGCCAAGCTAGATCATGGTAAGGTAAGACCAGCCCTCGTACTGGGCGGGTTTGCCAGAGCGTTGACTGAGGTAGCCAAGGTAGGTAGCTTCGGTGCAGCCAAGTACAGTGAGGGCGGGTGGGTGTCAGTCCCTAACGGGGTAGCTCGCTACAGTGATGCTGGCTTGCGACACTGGTTAGCCAAGCAGGCCGGTGAAGATAGGGACCCAGGCAGCAAGCTTGACCACCTAGCCCATGCAGCATGGAACGCACTCGCCGTGCTGGACCTAGAGATTCGCAAGCGAGAAGGGCGTAACGCAGGCGGCATCATGGGCATTCTGGGCGCTGCGAGTAAGGCTGGAACATGATGGATGCTGGTAAAGCCTTTCAGCTAGCTTGCTGTATCTACGGGTACGAAGAAGGTAACAACATTGAAGACATGGCAGAAGCTTTGCAACTTGCAGTTGGTGTCGTACTAATCGACATCACTGATGAGGCTAAGGCTGACCTGTACTCGTTGTTAGCAGAGCAGCTTACAGAAGACACGAAGTTTACAACAGCGGTGTCTATCATTGACGCCGCGTTAATCAAGAACAAGCGGAGGTTCCCCCATGGGTGATTGTATGGTGCATAAGGCCGTTGAGCCTAAGAACTTGAGCAAGGCTTTGCAAGCCAGCACGGATGTACTTGAGTGGGTGATTAGTCCCAAGTATGATGGATGCCATGTGATCTTTGCGTTTGACAATGGTAAGCTGGTTAACGTATTCTCTCGGCAGGGTGAGACTGTGCGTAGCATGCAGCATGTGGCGGAAGCCTTGGTACAAGCGTACAAACTAGGCAACGGGCGCATCGCTGTGTGCGGTGAGGCATGGGTAGTTGGCACACCATTTGCAGAGATCAGCGGCATGTTCCGTAGACACTCCATGCAACCGCAGCTATGCTTTGTTCCGTTTGACTGCGTGCCGTTTGACTACACCGAGGACGCCACAGACCCACCTATCCTACTCGGTCAGGCAAACCATGTGAAGTACCCAACAACGTATGGTCGTCGCATCGGCACCCTGCGTGAGTGGATGGCCCAGCCTGCGTTCCCGTGTCTAATCAAGCCAACGTTCCACACCTTCCGGGGTACGCTGGCCGAGGCTTGGGCGTTTGTAAAACCAACGGCGTTGCACTACAAGGGCAACGAGTTTGCCCATTATGACGGCGCTATCCTAGCCCGTGCTGATGGTAAGTACATCGTCGGAGCAGGCAAGGGTGGTGAGTTCATCAAGGTGAAGCCGCTCGTTAGTGAGACGGTTACGGTGGCTACGCTGTTCCCGGCTGTTGGCGAGAAGACGGGTAAGAACACACTGGCCCTTGGATTCACCTTCAACGGTCGCCAACAGCGGGTCAGCACAGGGCTGACTCAGAAAGAAGTTGATGCGTACATTGCAGACAACTCATTGATTGTTGGAAAGCGTATCGAAGTAGAGGCTATGGGTGTTACCGAAGAAGGTAGCTTCCGGGAACCGCGCTTCAAAGGAATCAGAACAGACGCTTAAGGACACTATGGAATTGATGACACAGGTTAAAGTAGAAGAAGTAATGTACACCGGTGGCATTAACCGTGCCGAACGAATGATGGCTAAAGCGGAAGACGCTGGCCGTGCCCACCAAAACCCCTACGCTAAGGATTTGTTCGATGAATTTGTGTTACCTCTTGCAAGTGCCATCAAAGAAGACACTGACTCCAAACGTGCCGGTCGTCGCCAAGCGCACACTATGCTACTTACTGGACTCGACTCGGACGCAGTTGCCTATCTCGCAGTCCGCTACGTCGTCTCTAACCTACTGTCATCCAATCCAGAACACCACCGCAAGTTAGCCTACGGTATCGGCCGCACCATCCACCGTGAGCTAGTGCTTGCCCAGATCGAGCAGGAAGCGCCTGACCTGTACCACACCCTGAGCAACGACTTTGCCCGTCGCCTGTCCAAGGACGAGCGCCACCGCCTTACGGTGTTCATGATGCAGGCAGAGAAGAATGGGCTTAACATTACTCAATGGGATATCGGAAGCCGCGAGCAAGTTGGCTTCTACCTGCTGGGCCTGTTGGAGGTCAGTGAGTTGGTTGTGCTGGGCGCTGAGATGCGCACCGGCTACAGGCGTGAGGCCCGTGAGGTATTGATTCACCCTGAGATTATTGAGCGCATCGACAAGATCAAGGCCTATGTGTCCGTATCCATGCCAGTGTACGGCCCCTGTGTCGAGCCCCCGCTTGATTGGGCGCACGGCGTTACAGGCGGATATCACACACCTAAGATGCGCAGCGCTAACCAGACTCTTATCCACGGTAGCCGCTCTAGCCGCCGCCTTGGTAAAGAGAACGACATGCCCGTAGTCTACGGTGCGGTCAATGCTTTGCAGCGCACAGCGTGGGCGGTCAACCAACGCATGCTCGACACCGTGTATGCTGTAGCCAAAGAGTTCTCAACCAAGGAGATCGTTAGCCTAAATGACACACCATCGCCGCCCCGCCCAAGCTGGCTTGCTGACGAGTGGGCTACTCGCCTACCTAAAGACCAATGGCCTGTTGACAAACTCACAGAGTTCAAGCAATGGAAGCGCGACATGGCCGAGTGGCACACAGAGCGCAAGCTCCTGGGAAGCCGCTACTCCCGTTTCTATGCAGCAACCCGTGCAGCGGAAATGTTCAAAGACCAACCAGCAATTTACTTCGTGTACTTTGCCGATAGTCGAGGACGCCTCTACCCCCTCACTTATGGCCTTAATCCTCAAGGAAGCGACCTTAGCAAAAGCCTCATCCACTTTGCCAAAGGAAAGCCACTCTCTAGCCCAGACGCAATCAAATGGTTCCACGTACAAGGCGCTAACAAGTGGGGATTCGACAAAGCTACTCTCGAAGATCGCGTTGCTTGGGTTAAAGAACGAGCAGACCTTATTGTTTCATTTGCTGACGACCCAGTTAACAACACTGGATGGACGGAGGCAGGCGACCCACTCCAGTTCTTGGCTTGGGCTTTTGAATACGCCGATTACCTACGAAATCCAAACTTCGTAAGCCGCATCCCAATCAGTATGGACGGTAGCTGCAACGGGTTGCAGAACCTTAGCGCTATGTTTCGTGACGAGATTGGGGGCGCTGCCACAAACCTTACAGCCAACACCGTGATGCGCGACATCTACGGAGACGTAGCCAAGGCCGCGACCAAGCGCCTTGCTGCTGCGGTGCCAGCAGACGAGGCAGAGAAAGCCCTGATCGGCAAGTGGCTAGCGTTTGGTATTGCCCGTAGCGCAGTCAAGCGCTCTGTTATGACCACGCCATACGGGGTGACCGAGCGCACAGCTACTGAGTACATCGTGGATGACTACCTGCGTCACAACCTAGGCCCCACCTTTGACAGGACTGAGTACCGCCGTGCAGCCATCATCCTGATGAAGGCTGTGTGGCCTGCGATTGGCGATGTTGTGGTAAAGGGCCGCGAGGCAATGGACTGGCTCAAGAAGTCAGCCCGTCAGATTGTTAAGGCCAACGAGCGCGAAGACAAGATGATCGTATGGCCTACGCCGTCAGGCTTCCCTGCTAGCCAAGCGTACTATGAGGTAGAGGTACACCGTATCCGTACCCACTTGCACGGCCCCATGAAGATTCGTGTACACAGCGAGTCAGACGAGGCCGACCCCAAGCGGCATGCTAGCGGCCTCGCTCCAAACTTTGTGCACAGCATGGATGCGGCGCACTTGCATCTTAGCACTAACGACTCAGCGCTGTCCGGGATTGACAGCCTTGCTATGATTCACGATGACTACGGTACTCATGCCGAGGATGCCCAGCGCCTCTACGACATTATCCGTAAGCAGTTCGTGGCGATGTACCTAGCATGCGACCCACCCGCTGAGTTGCTCAAGCTATACCCGTACCTAACGGCACCCCCGACCAAGGGCAACCTTGACATCATGGAAGTGCTGGAGTCAGACTTCTTCTTCTCTTAAATTATGGAACCTATACTACGCCATGACACAGAACGTCGTTACCGTTAACCGGCTGACTAAAGAAGTCTTTGATGACTTTGCTAAGCAGTTTCGCCCGATCACACCAACCACCCAGACCACACCCATTGAGGTGGCCTACGCCCTAGGTATTCAGGCAGTCTTGCAAAAGCTTCGGGAAGGGCTGGTGATAGATGCGCCTCGCAACTAAGCTAGACCTGCCTGCTTTGCTAGCAGCCTTTACCTCCTTTACCGATCAGGTTAAAGAGCAACCAGAGCACTACGCCTTTGCTAAGGGTTACGACCTAGGCTTTGCCTATGCGCAGCTTTCTGCTTGCATTGCTGATACCGCAAGCAGCGAAGTGGTGTTGTTCATTGATGGGTACCTAGTGTTTACAACAGTAGTGCAGCCTTGGTATGGTGGACAGCCATTCCTGCAAGAGTGGTTCACTATCAAGGTGGGTCCCTCACTGCATGGTACGCTCGGTGTGGTGCAGCAGCTTGAGGCATATGCCCAAGGTGTTGGCCTGCGGGGTGTACTGGGTGGTGATAGCAGTCCAGTAAGTATCATGGCTAAGGCTTACGAGCAATGCGGGTTTATCCCGTTAACTAAGGTTTACTTTAAGGAAACACACAATGGGATTTATCCGACAGTCAGCAGCTAAGGTCACAGGGGCTGACGTTCAAGCTGACCAAGCGCAGCGTGCAGCCGATGAACAAGCAGCAGCCGCCAAGGCCGCCGCTGACCTAGCAGCTAAGGCTGCACAGGAGCAGGCGGCACAGGCATCGCGTAGCATGGACGCTAGTGCGGCCCGAGCCACGGCCCAAGCGGCGGCGGCAGACTCTCTGGCAGCACCGGTACAGAACGCTGATGTAAACATCGGCAACACCGGTGCGGTTAGCGCTAGCGGGGCTGCACGTTCCCGCCGTGCTAAGTTTGGTACGGGTACCAGCGGCGGGGTTAGCATTTGACAACCTGCATAGAACACACTGGTTGTAAAACCAAGGGTGGGTACGGACTCAGATTTTGGAAAGGCAAGACTAGGCTAGCACATCGAGTAGCCTATGCAGTACATCACGGTAGATCGCCCGAGGATGTTGGCACCTTGCTTCACTCTTGCGATAACCGTGCCTGCATTAACGTAGACCACTTACGAGAGGGTACCGATGTGGAAAACTGTACAGACCGGCTAATGCGCGGGCCGCGACACGCTAAAACAAAACTGACTGTCGAGCAGGCTGTCGAGATACGAAACAGCCAAGAGCACCGTAACTCTTTAGCGGCTAAGTTTAACGTCAGCGAAAGAACCATACGAGCTATAAAGTCTGGTGAGTCGTGGGGGCAGTTCTAATGAAGCCCACCCGCGCCTCAGAGTTTTGGGCAGAGCGGGAACAAGACAGGTCAGGGATGCTAGAGCGCTTCGAGCGTTACGCAGCCATGACTGTTGCTAAAGTCCTGCACCCCGAGAACTACAAACAACGCAACGACCCGGACACACAGGACTACCAGAGCCTAGGTTCACAGGGTACGAACCACCTAGCCAACAAGCTGATGCTTGCCATGTTTGCGCCTAGCCGCCCATTCATTAAGCTGCAAGCTGTGCAGGACTTCCTCAAGAAGGCTGCTAAGATGGGACTCACAGAGACCCAGATTAACGAGACACTGGTGCAAGGTGAGCGGGCTGCTATTAAGAAGCTAGACTCGCTGGGTCAACGGCCTAAGCTATTCCAGATAATGCGCCACCTAATCGTAGTGGGTAACTGCTTGCTTGTCTTCGAGAAGAAGGCTATGCGGGTAATCAGTATCCGCAACTACGTGGTTAAGCGCAACATTCGCGGCGAGGTCATTGAGCTGTGCGTTCGTGAGAAGGTCAAGTTCAACGAGCTAGACCCGGCTATTCAGAAGCAGCTTGCCATCAAGCATACGGAAGACTCCGAGGTTAACTTCTACAAGTGGCTCAAGCGTGAGCAGAATGGTCAGATGTCTATGACCCAGTGGGTTGAAGACA